TATAATTCCACTCAAAGACCATATAATTCCACTCAAAGACCATATAATATTAGCAACGAACACCTCCTGTTAATTGATATACTAAACACTATGTATAATGATAATTTAAGACAGATTACAAATTTAACAGATTCTAATCAACAAATCATAAATTTAATTATTCAAATACTGAATACAAATAATACCCAGCGAGGCAATAATAATAATAATAATAATCTCCATAGGAGTAACAATCTAAGAAATGATTTTAGAGAGAATAATATATCAAATGGAAACTTAGGTAGAGTTTATTTAAATAATAGACCTTATATTATTGATAGGGTTGAACAATTTAGAGTTCCTATTAACCTAAATTCTAGAAATATAAATTTAAATAATAATAATCATTTTTCTGAAATATTACAAGGATTCTTTGATCCTGTAGAAGTATATCCTACTCAATCTCAACTAGAAACCGCAACAAGACGTGTAAGATATTGTGATATTATTTCTCCAAAAAACACATCTTGTCCAATTTCATTAACTAATTTTACTGATAATGATATGGTTACTGTTATTCGTCATTGTGGTCACATATTTAATACAGACGAATTAAATACATGGTTTAGAGGTCATTGTAATTGTCCTATTTGTAGATATGATATTAGAGAAGATAATTCAAATGCTTCTTCAGTTTTTTCTTCAGAAAATCAAAACACCTCTAATAATGATTCTTCAAACACCTATTCTCAGAATAACCATCCTGAAATTAATTCTTCAAATACAAACGTAGAGAGAAATCATTCATCAACCTTTGTTACTAGTATTTTTGATGCCCTGATTAATGAATACGGAACAGATATTATAAATTCTTTAATTTATACTGATCCTTCAGGCAATGGAGATTTTTCAGACCCATCGAGATTATTTAGAGAACTTAATAATAGAAATCGTCCCTAATTTAATTTTTAACATGATATAAAGAGATGTTATGTTAAAAATATAATGCTTTCTAGACAATTAAAGAAAATAGATAAAGTAATTGAAAAATTATTAATAAATACAGAAACAGAAACAGAAACAGAAAGTAATTCTAGTATTGAAAATGAAATAGAACATCTACGCGATGATGAATTACAAAATATTGTAGATAATTCAGAACATATTTTAGAGAGATTTTACAATATATATTTATATATTCAAAATATATTTAAATTTATTTTTGGCGTAGCTGGTATATATCTAATGTGGATATGCTTACATTATTTTGCTTCGCATTTATATGTAAAATTTTGTGTTCCAACAACTGTAATGGGGTTTCTATTATCACCATTTATGACAGCAACACCACATTGTCAAGGTCTTAGATGGGTTGTTTATAATGCTGCAAATATGATTAATAATATGTGGATAGTATGTGGTGCGTGGATATGTTCTACATTATTGAAAACTAATATCGTTGCGACTCATGATATGTCGTGAGAATATAAATAAAAAATTATATTATCTAAAACTATTTAAAGATAATAATAGTATAATAGTATTATACAATGAACGCAAATAAGAGAAACGGAAATAGATGGACTGTTAATGAAGTACTCTCCCTTCAAAGAGAGTATGAACTTTTAGAATGGGATATTCAACGAATTGCTTTAAATCATCAAAGAACAGAAAGAGCAATTCTATTCAGATTGGAATCAGAAGGAATTATTACTTCATGGTTTGATGCTAGAGGATTTGATATGGAATCATATAAGGATTCCATTGAAGATGATGTTGTTAATGAGGAATCATGTCTAGATGATGATGGCGAAGATGATGGCGAAGATGATGATGGCGAAGATGATGATGGCGAAGATGATGGTGATGATGATGATGATGATAGCGAAGATGATGGCGAAGATGATGAAGACCATGAATGTTGTGATAATGATTCGGAATATTTTGGTGAAAAAGATGAAGAATCAGTAGATGGCATTGTATCTGAAGTTGAGAAGCTTTCTGAGAGAGTGTGTAGTTTAGAAACGGATGTTACTGATATTAAGCAAATGGTTCAACAATTATTTAATGCTATGGTTTCATCAAATGAAAAAAATATTAAGCGAACGAGAAAGCAAATGGATGAACATTATTAAATATAAAATACTAGTAAAAAATTTTAACAATTTATTTAATTTATAATTTATTAAAATACTTATTTTTACATTTTCAAGGGTGTAAATCACATATTCTAAAAGAGAAAGATGCCAAAATAGTTATGAATTATGTATTTTATTACTTATTATATTATTTAAACACCTATACGCGTTGTTCAAAAAATATAATATTATTTTATTTATATAATGAGCACTAATATAAATACAAGTAATTTTGATTTAGATATAAACAATTATACGATTAATGATTTGAAAACTTTTTTAAAATTACAAGATAATTATAATTTAAAGGAACTAACAGATGCGTACAATGAGTTAAGCGCAAATATATCACAAAGCGACCAAAATATCACTCAAAAAAAAAATATAATTATGTTTATGGAAAAAACAAAAAATATACTAGAATATAAATTTAATAAAATATATGTCAATAAATTAGAAAACTCTAATACAAAAGAAAAAGATACACTAGTAGAACCAATATCATATTCGAATATGTTACAAGCACGCAATACAAATCCGCGTGAAAAGATATTGTTACCATTTTCAAATCACCAACCTTTACAAACAGAGTCTATAAATCCAAATAATATATCAGGGTACAAAATAAAAGAAAATGTAGTCTCTTATGTGTTTAACACTCAATTAAGAGATAATTATTTTAATTCAACCCCATCCAATTGTAAATTTAGTTTACCGAGTACTATTGATAATGTGTTATCAGTAGAACTAACTGCTTTACAAATTCCAAATGTAATGTTAGCTTTTTCGTTAATTCGCGGAACAGATAAGATATACATAGAAGAAGACAACACAAATAATCAAGGGATGGTAATTATTCCATCTGGTAATTATTCCGCAAGTGAATTTGAACCAATATTAACTAATGCGATAAATCAACAGATAACCGGTGGAGTACCAAGATTTTCGGTAACTATAAATCCATATACAAATAAAACAACTATCAAGAATTCTACAAATACATTTAGTATGAGTATTGTTGTAAAAAGTGATTTTACTGGTTGTTCCAATACAGAACATAAACAATTGGGAATTCCAGATAAAGAACAAGCAGACCCAAAAAATCCTGGTATACCTCCGTCAGCATTATTTAATTCAATGGGATATAATATGGGGTATAGAAAGCCTTTATATTTCGGACAAAAGGAATATACTAGCGAAGGTAATTATAACACTATATTTACAAGTTATATATATTTTGTATTTAACGATTATAATAATTATCAACAAGATAGTACAATCGGAGTATTGCCAAATTACCAGATTAAAAGTAATGTATTAGGAGTAATTCCATTATCAGCTCCTGTTTTTAGTGTACAGTTTAACAATACGTCTGATTTTATTAATAGGATAAGAAAATATTATTCTCCAATATCATTATCAAAATTTTCGATAGAGATATTAAATCAATATGGAGAAATATTAGACCTTAATTTAAATGACTTTGCTTTTTGTCTTGAAATTACTAGCCTTTATAATATTTCAAATACCGACTAAAATTTATGTAAAACTTAACCTATTATTTTTTTGTAAAATATTTTGTCAAGCTCTGAAACCCATCTTTTTCATTATTTGTTACTCTTAAATACTCGTCAAATAATAATATCTTAATTTCTTTACATCTCATTGATTCTAATTTTTCTTCAAATTTTTCAGAATCACTAACATAATCCTTACGTAAAATTTCTACATCCTTTTTAAATTGTCTAATTTTTGGTAACTTTTTATTCATAGTCCAAATCTTTTCTAGAACTAGAGCAAATACTTGTTGAACTGGTTTCATGATTTGGTTTGTAATATAGAATGAATAATCTATTTTCAATTTATTTTCAGTTATAAATGTTGGTGTTTCAATTTTTTCACCTTGTAATGCCTTCTTATCATTAGTTACAATATAAACAAATGGAATTCTATCGCCAGAACTAGGTTTATTTCCAGGGTCTCTAGATGTAATTCTATCAGCTAATACCTTGTGCGCAATTGATTTGGGGTTTTTATAACCAGTACGTAATGATTTTGTAATAATCAGTTTTTCCATAGGATATTTTTCTTCTACAATGTTTTGTAAACACTCTCGTAAGAAATCAATTGCTTCTTGGATATTTTGTTTTTTCATTAAGATATCAATAATGCCTCCATAAATATCTTTAACAATTGGAGCATTATCTCTACGCTTTAATACAATACCCATTTCATTCCTTTTACATTTTTCTGGATCTGATTCATATTTCATACCAACATATCTTTTCTTTGATAATAAACAAAATGGCATAAATGTTTTTTCATATTCAAAATCATGTGGCGATTTTAAGAATTTTGCCGATATATCGCCAACTTGCCGCGCTAATTCAATAGTAATCTCGAGCGCCTTTTTACCACGAATCGGCACACCACTTAATTCTTCTAGATTGAAAGTGTAAAAGACTGAATCAGTATCACCATAAATATATTCCGCACGAGTTTTTACCTTACCGTGGTTCTTTGTATCGCATATATTATTTCCATAACATTCTTCAACAATACGTTTTCCATATGTTAGCAATTTGCGTCCAATAGCAGTTGTACAAGCAGCAATATCCTTTTCATAAAATGTACTCGTTTTAGCACCACATTGTCCATAAAGAGAGTTAGCAGTGACTTTATAACCAAGCTGACGCTGATCTAGGACATTTTTCATAAATTCATCCGTTTGTTGAGGAATTAACTTTCTAGTATCTTTTCTTGCTTTTAATAATTCTTTCAAGATAGCAGGCATAATTGCTTCCCCTTCGCCTTCAATAGGCTGCGCAAATCTACATAATTTATATCCATTTAAAATCTTTTCAGCTGCCGCTTTAGGATGTTTTCTTCTATAGACATAAGTGTCATATTTTACATCTACATATGTGTAGTTAGGTAAATTATCGTAAATAAATTTTCCTGCTTCATCCTTTTCACCCCATTCTTCAATAAGATTACAAGCTAAATCATATTCTAGCGTCCATACCTTACTATCGTGTGATAAATTTTCACTAATCATCGAACTTGGATACAAAGACGCATAATCATTACAAGCAACCGGGTTATCCAAATATAAATCACATTTTGGGTCTAACACGATAGCACCCTCATAACCTTCATCAAGACCACCTTTTTCAATAACCGGCATCAATGTTCTCTTTTCCCGGCATTTTTTGGCAACATAACTTGTTAGCTTAATGCCTTGACCTCTCATAACAAGAAAGTTAATTGGAACACTACAAATCTTTGCCATCTCAATAAACCCAGTTAGAATATCTGATTTATTAAATAAGTAATGAACTAGATTACAATCTTGAATACAATATTTGGCAATTACCGATCTATCATCCGCAGTTCCATTTGTCATTCTAAATATATCCTTAGGTGTAACATCGTCCTTAGCTAAACACCATCTTACTTTTTTAGATATTAGATCAGGATTTACAATACAATTTATAGTAAACTTGTTCTTTTCTTTATCAATATCAGTCACTACAAACTTGGCTCCATCTGCGTAATAATCAACTGAATGTCCTATTTCTTCAAAATGAATATAGCTACCTACTAGAAGACCTGTCATATTTGAAGTTTTTATTATAGTTTGCTCAGTTTTATGTTCTAATTCTTTTATAAAATCTCCAATAAAATTGCCAGCAACATAATCCAATTTATATGAAATTAAATTCGCTTCACGTCGATAAAAGTTATATAAATCAACTTGAAGACGACCATTCATTTTAATAAATTGGAAATCATGCTGACCACTAGCAATTTGAAGTGTACTTTCTTCAATTTTATATTTTCCTGTATCTTTATCTTTTGTACCACAAATTTCATCCTTGTTACGAGATAATTTTAAGAAATCCTCAACACAATTATTTTCTTCTGCTCGCTTAAACATGAAGTTGTAATCAAAACCAAATATATTATAACCAATAATAATATCCGGATTTTCACGCTGAACTAATTGCTGCCAAGCCAATAATACATCTCTTTCTGTAGTATAAGATTCAACTACTGAATTCTCAATTGGCATCGGAGAACATGTATTTAATACAATACAATGATTAAAATGAGGGTCTTTATTACCATAATTCATGAATGTTGAACCAATAAATGTACATTTATCGCCTTCCAATTTTGGAAACTTAGCATTTAATGAAATATTTAATTCATTTAATTTACCTTCTCTTTCAAATTTCCTATCACAAATAATATCAACAATTGTTGCTTTTTTATCCGTATATGATTTTATAAATTTATTATCAAAATTATCTTCTTCTTCATCATTTCCCATTTTTTCAAACATATTTTCAATATTATTTGCCTCTGAATAATTATCGTCAGTTTTCAGGTTTCTTACTTCGGCTGACAACCATAATTCAGTTAATCTCTTAACTTCTTCTTTTGAATCAGGACGTCTCTTCGGATAAACCAAATCAATTTGTTCCATATTTTCATAACCAAACGCAGCTAATATAATTCTTCTTAGAATATTTTTACATAATTCCTTTGTTAAATCCATTTTAATGCCTTCAAAGTATTCAATAATATTAGTAGATAGTTTCTTATACGTCTTGATCGGAACTGGGAAATCACCGTGACTACTACTCGCTTCAATATCAAAACTCATGATTTTATAAGGTACTCTAGTTTCCTTATCATTTAAAGGAATTATATTTTTATAATTTGTTATAAATTCGAAATCACAATTTACATTTTTAGTTTCACTGTTATTTTCGTTTACCTTCTTTGTTGGGATAGCAATCCATCCAGAAGGACTAATGTCTCTAATATGAAAGAAACGTAGTAGAGGCGGAATATTAGATTCATATAATTTAATATCTGTATCTCTCCATCTGTAACCATTCTTTGATAAAGAATACCCTCTTACATTATCATTAGAATACCATAAATTCTTAGCTTTATTTAACGCGTTTAAGTTTGAAAATTCAATAAATATAAATTTATGTTCTTTTCCACCATCAAACCCGTATAATTTTTTTCTTTTAATAATTTTACACTCTGTAATGGAGTCTTTGTAATATTTACCAATCTTATCTTTTAAATGTGCTAGAAAATCTTCTTTTATCTGAATAGTCCACTTAGCATTAACCATTAAATAAAAGAATGGACGAAACCCTTCTGCTGTAAGAGAATATGTTTTCCCGTTTTCGTCAACGCCAAACATCTGAATAACAAAACTGTTTGTATCTTTGTAAACATTTTGCTCATCGTCTGAAGATTCACTCGATGAATCCTTACCATTATAAACATTAAAGTCTACGATTCTAAAAATGTGTTCCATTGTTAATTTATTATAGTAATTTATATTTATCTTGTTTAAAATTATTCAATTTTAATTTAAATTTAAAATAATTTAAAATTATATAAATCATGAAAACTAGAAATAATCGTAAAAATAAAAATAAAACTAAAAGATTTTTATATAATCCAAATAACCCAAAAAAATCATTTGATGTATATATTGATAAAAATCCAAAAGATACTATTCATATAAAATACACAACTGTTAATGATGTTAAAGAAACAATACAAAAATTGGAAAATCTATATAAAAATAAAAAATATACACATAAAAGAATTTGGCAAGTTGGAATGATAATGAAAGTAAGATTGGAAGTGTTGAAAGATATAAAACCACAACAATATAAACTTTCAGAAAGATATTTTAAATTTCTAGGAGAGAGAACAAAATTAGAAAATCGTGATAGATATAAATTTAATTTCAAAATATAATACAGAATGAGACCAATAATATATTTATATATAGCTTTATTAGTTATAGTTTGCCTTTTAATTTATTATTTATATAATATAATGATTAATAAACCTATTTGTGCTATTGCTGTTTTTAATGATAATATTAAGGGTACTGTCAAATTTACAGAAGATTTAGTTAATAATCAAATAAAAATAGATTTAAATCTATCTGGATTAATTCCTAATTCCTTACATGGATTTCATGTTCATGAGGCTGGCGATTTAACTGATAAATGTACTAGTATGTGTGCTCACTTTAATCCTTACGGAAAAAATCACGGATGTCCTGGCGTAACAGAAAGACATGTTGGCGATTTAGGTAATATAAAGACTAACATCAAAGGCGAAGCCAAGTACGCCTTTTATGATAATGTTATTAAACTTAGAGGAACTAAGTGTAATATTATTGGTAGAGGATTAATTATTCATGAAGATCAGGATGACTGTGGTCAAGGTGGTAATGTCGAAAGTTTAAAGACTGGAAATGCCGGTAAGAGAATTGCTTGTGCTGTTATTGGATATTCGAAGGAAAATTTCAAATGTTAGAATTAGGTTTTTTATAATATACTGAGTATAAAAATGCCACGCCAGTAAATAAATTTAAATAAACTGAAATATGATGTCATATATTTAATGTCTCTTGTAGAAAAAAGAGATTTTTTTCTAGTAACAAATTTAGAACCAAGAAAACTACCCAGTATAATAGTTAATAAAAGAATCAAACCCAATGAATAGTTAATTTGGTCTGATTTATAAAAATCATACGTAGAACCAATAGTTATTGGGAATAGATTTAATAACATTATTACTCCTAAATTGCTTTTATAGTCTCCTATTTTTTGCGCCCATATTTACAGTGTTGTTTTTGAGAGAACCCTTTTGGTCTTTTACAATTAATACTACGTTTATATTTTAAAGACCATTTACCACCCCGTTTTTTTCTAGTTCCACCAACTAATATTTTTTGTCTTCTTTTATGTGTTTTTTTCACTACATAATTCCCATTATCTGACTTAGATATATTTTTTTCACCGCTTTTTAAATTAATCCATTCTACAAATGAATCAATTGTTCTATCTTTATTACTAATATTACTATCTTCATAATTTTCAACATCTTTGCCAGAATCAGTTATAAATCTCATAGTTGGAAAACTGCTTGGTTTAGATGGCATATGTTTAAGACCTTCTGCTAATTGATGATCAATTGAAGCAATAATAATATCATTTCTATTTAAAAAATCTTTATTTAATACATTTTCAATTTTTTTCCATTCTGGACGTGTAGCATTACAAGGACCGCATCCTTCCATGAAAATTAAAACGAAACATTTATTATCTTTGCCACCTAAATGATGGTCTAGTTCTCTAACTAAATCTTTACCATTCTTTTTGTAATTACTCTTATTTATCTCAAGATAAACCATTATATTAAATAAATAGAAAATAAATAGTTGTAACAATTTTATCCTTATAATATATAATGACACCAGTTATCTTTCTATTAATAGTAGTTTTTCTAATTGGAATGTATTTTTACGCAAAGAATGGAGATAGTGGCATCAACGAAGGTTTTATAAATAATCAATCTGATGGCACTAGATGTCCTAATTTATTAATACAAAAAGGTTCTAGATTTTATTTATATAATTCAAAATTAGCCCAAGTTCCTGGAGTTAATCCTGTAGAGTTTGATAATTTAGAAGATTATACCGAATTCTTGGATTGGCAGAGAAGTCAAAATATTAGATGTCCTGTATTATATCTACAAGAAACTTATGATGCTCAAGGTAATCGTGTTTACAAATCTAGACCAAGCGTCTCTGAACCACAAGCAGGATTGCCTCCATCATCAGCCGCTCCAATCGGCATCGCGTCTCAAGTTACTCCAATGATGGAATCAAGTTTGGAACCTGTCGGAGAAGATGCTTATCCTAATCCAACTCTTTTAGTTGATGCTACAAGAAACGACCCTCCATATAATCAACAATCATACCCAGCTTACGACCAAACTAGTTATTATATTGGAACTACAACACCTTTAGATGGAATGGATATGGCAGCAGAAGCAGCAAAAATTAGTCCTGACCCCATGAATCCTAATTGGGGAGGCGCGGAATATACTCAGAGTTTAGTTGATAAGGGATATTACAAGGATAACGAAGTTGAGATTGCTATACCATAAATTATACCTTTAAAAAAGATAAACCCAAACTAAAATAATAAAGGTGTAAAATTATAATAAATATTATTATTCATTATAATTATTTTATATTTTCTGGAAAAATTGATTTATTGTTTATCAACAAATTTCATAACATTATTTAATGCCATTTTTGACTGATTCATCTCTGCTAATTTTTTAATACTCTCGCCTGGATTATTAGTGTCTATAGATAGAACAGTTTTTAACATTAAATTATTAACTAGATCATCCAAATTTAAAATAACCGTTTCATAGTCTGAACGATATTTACTAATCAAAAATGTATCTTGTAATTTAATTGTATCAGCCTTTATTTGCGCACCATATGCTGGAGCATTTCCGGCAATGCCATTTCCAGTAGCTGTTACATCATTTACTGAAGCATCTGCCATGCCTTCAATTAAACTGTACTGATTGTTATAGTTGAAGTTTCTAAACAATAAATATACAACTAAAATAATACCAATAAATAAGAACATATTCATTAATTCTGTCTTCATACATTATATTTTTATTTTTTCAAGAGAAACTTTACAATATTTGCTAGACTTGTTTTATTTATTTTCCTAATTTGTCCTTTTGGATTTGTTGAAGTAATATCCTTTAAACATTCATTATTAGTTTCTAATTCCTTAATTAGGTTAGGAAGATTTTTATATTGTTCCATAATTGCCAAGGCAGTAACAGAACTAATTCCAGGTATTTGACACAACATAATTGCCCCAATATTGTCTGGTGTAATGTTTTCTTTTTTTACTTTCTTAATAACATTTACATAATCCTTTTCTGATTGTTGAGGTATATCAGATTGTTGAACTTCTTCAGATTGTTCCAATTTTGCTTCTAAATTAGATTCAATATTAGATTCAATATTAGATTCAATATTAGATTCAATATTAGATTCAATATTAGATTCAATGCTAGGGTGTACATTATTTTTATAGAATGCTTTTTTACTTGATGATAATTCCTTTTCTAATTTATAAGCCATATTACATACAATAGTTGCTGTTTCGTCTAAAGAAAAAGATCTAAAAACTGAAAACCCTTTGTAATAATTGAGAGAAAACATGGCCGAATATGCCATCATTTTTTCATTATCATTTCGCGATTTAAAATAATTATTTTTATTTACATCTCCTTCAACAAGATAAATAATATTGTGATTATGATGATTTAATCCGTTTAATCTATAGGATTGTTCTTCATATCTTCCATCCTTAATCGAAGCCAATAAATCGGATATTGATTTTCTCTCTATAATCAATTTTTCAACATGTTCCAAGGGTTCGCCGAACCTTGATTCTTTGTCGTCACAAATAATTATATCACCAATAGGTAATACTTCAGACTTAACTGTAATATTTTTAAACGAGTTTACGGTTGTAATTAAATTATTAATTTTTTGTAAAAGATCATTTTCTCGTATGTCAACTTTGATTATCATAAGTTATTAAATAGTTTAATAAATTGTTATTAAATCATTTTAAACGCTAAATATTTATTTTTATAATAAAAATAAATAAATTTTTAACCCATGTTACCACCGTGAGTAGCACGGTAACCATACTTCTGTGTTTGAATAGTTTTGGATATAGGCCAGTTTGGACTAGATACACAGAAACTGTATTGAGGAGTTGTTTGGGGTGCCCCAATTAACATAGCATTGCTAGATAAAAACCAACCAACTCGAGGGGCAGTACCGGCCTTCTTGTTTCCACCGCATGTCGGTCTATTAATAATTGACGCTTGATTGCGACTTGCGCGACTTCCAGACATGTAAACCATAGTATATAATATAAAAATATTATATTATAAAAATTATTCTAAATATTTAAATATAAATCCACCTGCAGTTTTTCTACTATTTGTTAAAACTCCACTAATATTAGATTTTCCTATATTCAATTCTTTTGATGCTTCTACAATAGAATTAAAAACCTTAATTTTATTCATTTCTAAATCGTATTGAGTAATTTTTCTAGTAAAATTATTTCCTAAACCTATTTTAAATTTATGAATTTGGTTTTCTCTATTATTTACCCATTCAAGATTTTCAAGTGAATTATTTAATTTGTTACCATCAATATGATTAACTTGTTCTTTATTTTCTGTATTTTCAATAAACGCCAAGGCAACTAATCTATGTATAGAATAAGTTTTATTATAAATATACACTCTTATATACCCATTATCGTTTACTTTATAATTATCCATAATTATTCCTGAACTATTCTTAAATCTTCCTAAATTAGAAATAAAATACACTTTATCTTGGATGTTAACATTTTCTAAAATAACTTGTTTCCACATTTCATTTTCTAAATCATCATTTGTATTTTCATATTCCCATTTAAATTTATACGCTAATTTTGATAATCCATTTAAACAATTGCCTATAGCATTACGACCATTATGAATTGTTTTTGTATACTCATTATTAAACGCCCACGTTCCAGCGTCTTCTATTGAATTATATATTTCCAATATTTCATTATTATCTTTATTTAAACGTAAAATAGATTTATTTTTATTATTCGTAATTTTTAATCCTTGACATCTATGAATATTATTTTCGCGTCGCGTCATCCACATAAGATTAGCAATGTTATTATTTAATTTATTTTTATCATTATGATTTACATCTGTTTTTTTCTCTGGATTTTCTATAAATGATATCGCAACTAATCTATGAACCTTCATTGTTTTATAATTATTTTCATTCGTTAAACTTACATTATAATATCCTGACTTATTTGATAATTTCAGCATTTTATTAGTTTTAACATTCATTATATTGCCAAAATTACTTACACTATAATTTGGAAACTCGTCAATTTTTCGCCACTCTTCCATTGTATAATATACCATTCATCTCTTTAAATTACTTTTAAAATTTATAATATTATAAATATACTTAAACCCATCTCAACATGTCTATATAACAATATGACAGACTATAAAGAAATTTTACGAGACGATGATATTATTAAGACCGAAGACGGATTGGTATTTAATCCATATAATTCTCAAAATGTTAAGATTACATTGAGCGAAGTTCAATCTATTCTTTCCAAATATGGCTTACCTACTACAGTTGATAATATTGCCCTTTATGAGCGTGCGTTTGTTCATCGTTCTTACACTAAACGGCCTAGTTTTGAAAATATTCAACAAAATATAACAATAGTTGAACGTCCGTCAGATTGTTTGCCACTTAGCAGCAAATCGAATGAACGTCTTGAATTTTTAGGCGACGGTGTTTTAGAATGCGTTGCCAAATACTTGCTTTATAGACGTTTCCCTAAAGCAGATGAAGGATTTATGACAGAAAAAAAGATTGCTATTGTTAAAAATGAGGCAATCGGTAAAATTGCTCTAGAGATGGGTCTATATAAATGGTTAATTATTTCAAAACATGCTGAAGAGAAAAATATTAGAACAAATTTAAAGAAACTTGGATGTTTATTTGAATCCTTTATCGGGGCGCTTTTTTTAGATTTTAATAAGGTTGTCGTAAAGGACGATGAAAATTGGTTCCAAGACATGTTTGTGACTGGACCTGGTTTCCAAATGGCACAAAAATTCATTGAAAATGTATTTGAAAAACATATAGACTGGGTTGCTCTTATTCAGAATGATGATAATTATAAAAATATATTACAAGTTAAAATTCAAAAGGAATTCAAAGTAACTCCTCATTATTTAGAAATTCAACATGACATTGATTTTGGTTACAAAATGGGAGTTTATATATGTTTAGGTCAAGCTATTCATAATGTATCACATAAAGATGCTGTTGATTTTTCATTCTTTAAGAATTTTAAGGCTATTCAAGAATTTATTTTAGAAAATAGTAAAGTATTAATATTTATGGGCGAAGGTCAACATAAAATTAAACGTAAGGCTGAACAAATTGCTTGTAACGAAGCAATTAAGTTAATCGAAACTAATTCTGATGAAATTGTTTAGAAATTTGTAAATGATAATAAATAACAAAATTGTAAAAATCATTATTATAGTTTTAATTAAATTATAATAATAAATTTCAAATACTTTAATCATTTGATTTGTAAAATTACAAAAATTTATATATTTAAATTATATAAGCAATGAATCCTTTAGCCACATTAAAAGAAAAATTAATGATTAAACCAAATGTTGAAGAGAGAGAACGAGTTGCTGTTGTTATAAAAGGAGTAAAAAATGAAAGAAAACCTAGAGCTCCAAAAATAAAAGCAGCAAAAGTTGAAGAAGAAGTTGAAGAAGAAGGTGAAGGAAAAGATGATAATCCTATTTCTGAAAAAATAATATTAGAAGAGGAAGAAGATAAACATGTTGTACCTTTAATTGTTGATGAAACTGAAAAAGGGTATGACCGCGAAGCTCTTATTAAGAAATTAATGGAAAGTAAAAAAATTAAAGTAACAGTTAAACCAAATATTCAAATATATGAAGATAAAAGGATTTCAGAACCAGTTCCTTTACCTGCTACGTCTAAGAAAGTTAAAAAAATAGAAGCACAAAAAACTCTTATTATTGAAGGTGATGAAGGAGAGACGCTGCTCTTAGATGAAAATGAAGAAGAATTTATTATGAAACCTAAAAAGAAGGTTGCTTTTGAAGAAGAAATAGAAGAGGAGTCGCCTGAAGAATTCATCATGAAACCTAAGAAAAAGGAAGATGAATCAATAAAAATTATTGCTCCTAAGAAGAAGAAAAGACTTACAGAAAAACTAGAAAAGGGCATTGCTATTCTTGGACCTGAAACTCTTGTTCAAATTGGAGATACTGACCTAACAAAACGTTTGCCAAAAAAATTGCCACCTGTTTTAATTAAGGTGTCCAGTTATTATATGAATAACAGAGAGATATTTATAAATTTTATCAACTCATTGTTTGAGCCTTATCGTAAAGAAATACAAGAAAATAAAGAAAGTATATCATGTGATACTATTGGTCAAACTAACACCGATTTCTCTTTATTAACTCATCAAAAAATTGTTAGAGACTATTTGAATCTTTATACACCTTACAGAGGATTACTTTTATATCATGGTCTCGGTTCAGGTAAAACTTGTACATCTATTGCTATTGCTGAAGGAATGAAAGATTCTAAACGCGTTATTATTATGACACCAGCATCTTTACGTGCTAACTATATTGAAGAACTTAAAAAATGCGGCGATCTTCTTTATAAGAGAAATCAATATTGGGAATGGATTTCAACTGTTGAAAATCAAGAAGCACTTAAAACAATATCTATTTTATTAAATTTACCACAAGAATATATCCGCAGACACGGCGGCGCCTTTTTTATTAATGTAAAAAAACCTTCTAATTATAGTGAACTTAGTGATACTGATAAAAAGGTTCTAGAAGAACAATTAAATGAGATGATCCGTCAAAAATACACATTTATTAATTATAATGGTTTACGTTCAACTCGTTTAGCTGAAATGACATCTAATTATACAAAAAATATTTTTGATAATTCAGTTGTTATCATAGATGAAGCACATAACTTAATTAGTCGTATTGTTAATAAAATAAAGAAAGAAAAGGGAATAAGCGGCGAAGAGAAAAAGAAAAAGAAAGAAGCAGAGAAAAAAGAAGCAGAGAAAAAAGAGGAAGAAAGTATATTTGGAGAACAAACCCCCTTAAATTTAGCAACTAAATTATATTACATGTTGTTAAGAGCGAAAAATGCTCGCGTTATATTATTGTCAGGTACTCCTGTTATTAACTATCCAAATGAATTTGCTATATTATTTAATATCCTAAGAGGTTACATTAAAACATGGAAAATTCCTTTAAATGTTAGAACAAATAAAAAAATAGATAAAGTTTCACTTTCTGAAATATTAATGGGAGAGAAATCACTTGATTATATTGATTATTCTTCTTCTAGTAAAATTTTAACTGTTACAAGAAATCCATTTGGATTTAAAAATAAGATTAAAAAGGAGTCTGGATATCAAGGTGTATCTAATATTAAAAAGGAAGAAAGTGGCGAACTAGTAATTGATACTGAATTTACTTCTGACGATGATTTCGAGAGAAAGATTATATCTATTTTGAAAAGAAATGACATTGATATTATTCCACAAGGAATTCAAGTTATTAACCAAAAGGCTTTACCTGATGATTTTAATACATTTATGAGTAGATATATTAATGAAAATGATAAAACACTACAAAATGTTGATGCATTGAAAAGACGCATTATTGGGTTATCATCTTATTTCAAAAGTGCTCAAGAAAGTTTATTGCCTAGATACAATAAGCAATTAGGAGTAGATTATCACATAGTTAGAATACCAATGAGTGATGTACAATTTAAAATTTATGAAAGTGCTCGCAAACAAGAGCGAGATGTAGAGAGAAACCAAAAACCAAAATCTGGGTCAGCAGAATTATTTGAAGAAAAGGCTTCAACATATCGCATATTCTCTCGTTTATTTTGTAATTATGTTATGCCAGATAGACCTATTCCTATGAGTAATAAAAATAAAAAAGGGGAAGAAGCAAAGCCTGGCGAAAAGCTGTTGGAGCATGCGGAGGAGAAAGTGGAAGAAATGCCTGAGATGGCACAATTAATTAAAGAAGGTACTAGAATTGAATCTAGACAAGATGTTGAAGATGAACGCGAAGGTGAAATTGAAGGTGATGAGATTCTTGACGTAATTGGAGGTGTATCTTATAAGGAACGCTTAGATAGAGCCCTTAAAAATATTGAAGAACATTCAAGCGACTTCTTAACTCCTGAAGCACTTGAAACATATAGTCCTAAATTTTTACATATGTTAGAAAATATTCAAGACCCGGACCATCAAGGATTAAATTTAGTTTATAGTCAGTTTAGAACTGCTGAAGGAATTGGAATTTTTAGTTTAGTTCTTGAAAAGAACGGATTCGCTAGATTCCGAATTAAAAAGAATCATCTCAATATCTGGGAAATTGATATTCATGAAGTAGATGAAGGTAAACCAACATATGCTCTATATACAGGCACTGAAACATCGGAAGAAAAAGAAATGTTAAGACATATTTATAATGGCGAATGGGATCAAATTCCTGAAAGTATTGGTAGTGTATTAAAATCAAAATATCGCAACAATAATATGGGCGAAGTTATTAAAGTTTTCATGATTACATCGTCTGGTTCAGAAGGTATTAATTTACGCAATACAAGATATGTTCATATTATGGAACCTTATTGGCACCCCGTTAGATCTGAACAAGTTATTGGACGCGCTAGACGTATTTGTAGTCACAAAGATTTGCCAAAAGCTCTTCAAACTGTTGAAGTTTTTGTATACTTAATGATTTTCTCTGAAACTCAACTAAAGTCTGATGAAGCTATCGAGTTAAAGAGAAAGGATTTAAGCAAGGCCATACCAAGAGTTCCTATTACAAGTGACCAATATCTTTTTGAAATATCAGAAATTAAAGCTAATTTAACATCACAACTTACAGACGCAGTTAAGGAATCGGCGTTTGATTGTTATATTTATTCAAATGGAAAATGTGTTAATTTTGGTGATCCAACAAATGAAAAATATGCTTATGTACCTGATTACGCTGAGCAACAAAATGATACAACCGTTAAGGCGAATAAAGTAGCAGTTGAATGGGTAGGAAAACCTATTACCATTAATGGCGTTGAATATGTATACAGAAGAGTAAGCAAAGATGTTATGGAACTTTATGATAAAGAGATATATTTAAGAGCTCTAGAAGATTCATCAGTTCAACCATTGAAAGTTGGAACATACGAGATTAATGACCGCGGAGAGAAAGTGCTAAAATTAATAGTATAAAATTATTACCTTTACACATTTAAATAATTCTTTTCTCATTTAAAATGCCGATTAAAATAAAATTGAATCCTTTTTACATTTATAGTTACAATAATATAAAAAATAATTAGGGGTGCGGTTTTAAATCTTCAAGGGTGTAAATGATGCGGACCATCGCGAAAAAATGGCGGCATTTGATTACGATTGGACGCTTGTTAGTCCAAAAGGCGGTAAAACCTTTCCGTCCAATATTGATGACTGGGAATGGTTATATCCTACTATTCCCGAAAAGATTAAAAATTATTATGAAGATGGGTTTATGATTGTTATATTTACAAACCAATCTAAGGATTGGAAACATGAACAGATAAAACTTGTTGCGGCTTCTTTGGGCATTCCTATTTTCATAGTTGTTGCAACGCGTAAATGTGATTATAAACCAAATCCTAAATTATTTAATCTATTTATTGGAGATAATAAAATAAATAAGGAGAAATCTTTCTTTATTGGAGACGCAATTGGAAGAACTTATGATTTTTCAGATAGTGACAAGGTTTTCGCTGAGAATATCGGCATTCCTTGTTACTGTCCAGAACAGGTGTTTCACGTGAAAACTGAAATTATAAACATCCCGACAATACCATTATCTGATGAGAAGCAAATTATTATAATGATGGGTTATCCTGGTTCCGGTAAAAGCGCTATAGCAAAAAATATGTGTAAAAATAACAGTTTTATTTATATAGAAGGAGATATATATAAAACATCAACAAAAATGATAAAGGCTTCATTGGAGCATATTTTACAAAATAAATCAATCGTATTTGACGCCACTCATAGTTCTTCAAAAAAAAGGAAGGAATATGTTGAACTTGGTAAAAAATACAATTACAAAGTTGTCTGTATTCATGTATCTACGTCATTAGAAATATCTTATAAACAAAATAAGTTAAGAAATTACGAAAAGTATGTCCCAAAAATAGCGTATTCTGTTTATTCAAAAAATTATGATAACCCGAATGAAAATGAAGGATTTACATTATTTGTTATATAAAGACGGTCTTTCAAATGGGAAAGGTGTGTAAATTCGGCTTTAAGTACCTTTTTCAATTTATTATATAAAAGTGTGAAAAAATCTCGAGGAAAGTTTTTATAGATTTTGATTTTGGACATTTATTTTGTCCATTTTTGAAAACCTTGGATATTTTATGTCAAAAAATACAATTGTGAGACCATAATTGAAAATTAGCGTCACAGCACCAAAAAAATAATTATAAAATTGTTATGATAAAATTTTATTATTTTTGCGAAAAAGTATTTAGGAGATTTTTTATATAGGATTTATATAGGAATGTTTCCAACAAAAAAATCTCCAAAAATCTCCGCCAATTTTTATTGCGATTTTTGTCATTATAAATGCTGTAAAAAAAGTGAATATGATAAACATATTTTAACTAACAAACATAAAAACCTACAAAATCCTACATCAAAAATCTCCGAAGCAAAATATTCTTGTGGTTGTGGTAAAGCGTATAAACATTCTTCAACCTTTTATACACATAAAAAAAAATGTAATATGTCATCTGTTACTGATTCAAATGTAGAATCATTTGATAAAGATAAATTAATTATAATGCTTATTAACCAAAATGCCGAATTAATTAAAGAATCAACGGAATTTAAAAATATAATAATTGCTCAAAATACATCTACACAAAATATGATGATGGAAGTAATTAAAACAGGAACACATAATACCAATATCACTCATACTAATTCTCATAACAAAGCATTTAATCTTAATTTTTTTCTTAATGAAACATGTAAAGATGCTATGAATATTATGGATTTTGTTGATTCTATTAAACTACAATTATCTGATTTAGAGGGTGTTGGCGAATTAGGGTATGTCGAAGGTATATCTAAGATTATTGTTAAAAATCTCAAAGAACTAGATGTTACTCAAAGACCGGTTCACTGTACTGATACAAAGAGAGAAACAATGTATATTAAAGATGATGATAAATGGGAAAAAGATGAAGAGAAACTAAAATTACATAAAGTTGTTAGAAAGGTCACTTGTAAAAATCAGAATTTAATACCTAAATTTAAAGAAATACATCCTGATTGTGGTAAATATAATTCCAAATTTTCTGACCAATATAATAAGATTGTTGTTGAATCTATGGGAGGTTCTGGCGATAATGATTTTGAAAAAGAAGAAAAAATCATTAAAAATATATCTAAACAAGTTTTTATTAAAAAGGAAGAAACTCTTTAGTTTTTTTTCAATAATTCAATTATCAAATCCAATTTTGAATTTAATGTTTTTACTTCTGACTGTAAAAGTATAATTTTGTCGTCATTACTGACATTATTATTACTACTCTCATTGTTATTTGTTTCTTCAAAATTAAAATTTATATTATCAACTTTCATTTCGGATTTATGTACCTTTTTAAGTTTTTTAAATATATTTTCTTCAAGATCTGAATCAGAGGTTTCTGAGTTATTTCCCCATGTAACATTTTTTTTTGTGGGTGATTGTTGTTGGTTATCCATATTTAAATATTTAAATCTACTTTCGTTTATTTGTGGAGGTTGGTTTGTTATTTTTTCAGACTTAATTGAAGTTTCTTGTGGTTTTAACCAATTATCATCAACCACACTATTTTTAATTATTTGTTCAACATCATAATTTCTTTTGGATGTCATTTCTTTTATTATTTTATCCATCTCTCCAATTGGTTTATCTTCAAAATTATCTAAAAAGTTTGGAACCGGTGGAGCCTTCACAGTCATTATACTTTCAAACTCTTCTTGACGTTTAAATAAATCTTTATCAAATTGAGATTTGCGTTCATTATGTAGTTCTTCAGCTGTAATGATTTCTTTTACTTGTGTTTCATCTAATATTTTTATTTTATTAGGCATTTGTTGAGTATACGTTTTTTTTATATGATTTAAAATAAGCATGATATATTTTTTATTTATATCGACAAGGGTAGATGTTTTTGTTTTTTCTATTTCAAAAAATCCATTAACATTATTTGTAAATAATTCAGCTATTTTGCCTTGAATATCTCTCGAAAGATACTTAAAAATGTCTTCGTCGCTTATAACATCCCAAAGTGTAGTAAGATTTTCCTTATGTAAAAAATTATTGATATTCATTAAATATATAATTATAAATATTGTTTTTATATATTTTTTATGTTTTATAATGAATCATTAAAATAAATATGTCTAAATTTATTCATATATTCATCCTTTAATATATGCGTTTTTAAGTAATGTTCTGTCGTTTTGTCTTCAAGCATATGAACAATAAAATAGAGAGAATAAATACCACATTCTGTATTTCCATACTGATGTTCAATGCCTTCATTACTGTCAAATTTAAAAATTATTTTTTTATTTAAATTTAATCCTTGTTCTTTAATTCGTTCGACCAACGCCATTATTTGATGTACAGGTTTATCCCCAGTGCTGTCAAAGAAAAAAATTTTCTTTTTCTTTATATTAATAAACATTGAAATCCAGTGTTGTCCTGGTCTATTATGAGGATCTGTATTAAAAATAATTCCTATTTTTGTTTTTCCATTTTTAATTTGTTCTGCAATGCTAAAATTACAAAGTTCATCCCATACACATTCTCCATATAATTTTCTTGTATCAAAATCAATTGGCGTTGGTCCTATAAAATCAAAACATTTATAAGCCTTTTCATATTGTTTCATTACATTCATAATGTCAATACTTGATAACCATTCATTTGGATTTTTCTTCCATTCGGCGGGAGATTCTGGAGCAAATGAATCAGCCATATCGCTTTGTAAAGGACCAAATTCTGATTTTTGTTTTAACCAACAAGATTCTTTATTACAAATACCACTTAGTTTTTCAGTTATAAAATGATGAATTTCTTTCGGAGAATTTGATGTAATTTTAACATCAGGATGCCTTGCGTTCCACAAATCCCTTAATTTATAAAGCGACTTATTTGTATAACACGAAAAATCGTTAATCTCTTCTTTTGGTTTTGGACTACAATTAATTTTTTTAAGATTTAAATTTTTATTAGTCTTAATATAATTATTATTTTTTATATTTTTATGTGTTTCTTTTTTAAGTCCTCCCTTTCTTCTTTTTCTCGTGGCATTTTTTTTTATATTTCTTTTTTGGATTTTTGTCTTCATACATAATAGTGATATTATTCTTTATATATTTCTACATTTCTACATTTCAAACGCCGAATTTGAAAAAATTAGAGAATTGTTGTTTTATGAATAATTATTCCTGTATTAACTAACCTAATTTATGAAAAAATTAATAAAAATGTACTAAATATTTAGGTGTTTTAAATTTCTAAAGATATAATATTTAAAATAATAGAAATATAAAAAGGATACTGTTACTTTGTAACCGATAAATTACCTTTGTTATATTCAATAATTTGGCATTTCAAAGGTTAAAATGGGTAAAATGTTGGAAATCCTAGGAGGCGTCCCACTTATTTCAGTATCAAATACAAGTATTTTTATCATTTTACCATTTATATAAATAAATATAAATATAATATTTATTTATATTAACTCTATTAAGCCTTGTTATTTCGCACAGGTTCATAATGCCCGCCAGTCCACTCTAATTCAATAGTTCTTGATGCTTGACTTGTAACAGGTAAAAATTCAATGTTTTTTCCGTTATTATCTCTATAATTTCGTACAGTAATATTTATATTATACAAATTACAAGCGGATTGGATTTCAATTGCTCCGCCCCATGTGCTCATATTGCGCATATTTTGAATATAATTATTACCTTCAAGGTTTAATATAAAATTAGTATCCAATCCTTCCATAATTTTGCCATTTTCCATAAGATAATCGCATATTTTTTGACGAATATTGTAGCTATTTTCATTTAAAAAAAAACTCAAACTATTAAAAAGACAACTCATAGTCTAGTCTATATTAGACTATTATTTTAAAATACTCAAATATTTTCATTTTTAACAAGTTTGTTTTGTCATATCTCTTACTTGAACTCTTGTGCTATTCATAAAAATACCAGCACCGACAGTTTTAGCATCAGGATTCGGGTTGAAACTTGAAAAGCTATCAGTTTGAAATAATAATTGATGAGGATTTGGTTGTACTACAGTCTTAAATTTATAATCATATAAATCACTACTACTATTTGGTACATAAACCGATTGACTACATTTTTGAAGAGCATAAACTTGGTTGCGTAATTCAGACTCTAAATTTATATTTGAAGCGAATCCTGACCATGGTGAAACAGTATTTCCTGGATTGAAAACTTTATTAACATTATATGTTGGCATTTGTTCCATTGGGGTTTTAATTTCTTTTCTAGGGTCTACAATAGGAAAATAAGAATATTTTGTCATTACAGGCCTTACGTCTAAATATGGTTGAAGCATTTGAGAGGGAATATTTCTATCGTATATTCTTTTATTAGTTTCTTTATGTATATTTGAAACACAATCTTGACTATATTGGTTATTCATTTTATATAATTTATAAATATATTATTTTATATAAAACTATATTTATTAAATATAAATTATATTTTTTGTAAAAGTGTATTTTGTGAGCAGATTAAAATGGTTATGTTAAAGGAAAATTATAATTTTTATTCACGCATAAATTGGGTAATAAATATGATATAATATATTATATTTATTAATTGTATAATGATTTCAAAATCTAAGATACATGAATACCAAGGTATTTTTTTTGATTTTTTTATTTATTTATCATACATATTAATATTTATTTCATCAATAGGAATATTCCAATTAGACCCAAAATATCTAAATAGTTTAGAATATTATATAAGAATATACATTTGTTTATTTTTAATTTGGCGTTTTAATCCATTAAGAAGTAAATATGAATTTACTGATTTAGATCGTAAAATAGCTTTTAGTGCTGGAGCATTTATTTTAACTACTACCGCGTTAAATAAATATCTACTACAATTTAAAGAAAATGTAAATAAAATACAAATAAAATAATATATTAAATTAAATTAATATTTTCTTTGTGTTTTATTTAGTTTATGATTTTTCATTTTATTATTTCTAACTGTTTTATTTTTTTTGTTTTTGTTAAAAAAATCGTGTAGATGATGTATAATTTGTTTTCCAATAATTTTATCTACTTCGTATTCTTTGGGTTGTTTATCAATACAATCATATTTATATGTTTTAATATGTTCGCTCATTATATTATTAAATCCTTCATCACTATCTATAATTTTTTTACCTACGTCACTATTAGAAAATTTCTCTAACATATATTCAATTTTTAAATCATAATAATATGGTTTTACATTTATATAATATATATTGTCATTTGCCATTTCAGGATAAAATGTATCATCTAAAAAGCAAATTTCAGCATTGGTTGGCAATTTTGTACATTTAATAAAATCGTTGTATGTTTTATTATGGGTTGTTCTACAAACTTCTACAACTTTCCCATTTATTTTAAACGCTGAAATAAGCTGATCAACCAATTTATAACTTATTTTTTTACTAAAGTAATTTATTATATGGTGCGCCCACTCTTTTGAACCATTATTATTTGTATATATCATGATTTTATGACAACACAATGCCTGTTTTTTACTCTTTAAGTATTTTAAAATATTTATTATATTAGGACGTAAAAATTCGGGAAATAAATCTAATATATCATTAAAATCTGATTGTGTTAACGTTTGTTGATTTTTATTTTTTAAGTAATTTATTAGAGAATCCCAAAATATTCCAAATTCTGTAAAATATCCAAGAGTTTCGTCTAAATCAAAAACAACTATTTTCATATTAATATATGTTTAGTTTTTGATTTTTTAAAAAATCTTTATTTAAGGGATTTATTTTATAAATAAAACAAAATAAAACAAAATAAAACAAAATAAAACAATAAGTATAATTATTATATTTGTAAATAATATAGAATTAACTATGTCAGAATTAAATAACGCTGATTATAAAAAAATTTTAGAATATTATGAAAAACATATACCTAAATCTAAAAGGCTTCTGAAAATGAGTGCTGAAAAAATTATGTCGGAAAAATTATGTAGATGTATTAAAAAAGTTGATAAGGAAAATGAAGCTCGCGCAATTGGTATATGTACTAAAACAATATTTAATAAAAGAGGATATACAAGAGGTAAATTTAAATGTAAAGGAAAATCCACAGTTAAAATTAATAAAACGCGAAAAAATAGAAAAAAATAGTTTAGATGAATCAATAACAAATTATTTCGACAAATGATCTAATGCGGATAATAAAACTAATTCTTGATCTGTTAGCCTTTGAAATATAAGATTTTTATCCATAGATAATTGAAAATGGCGGAAATTATAACCATAATTTTTACAAACGCAAAAGACGCCATCATCTGTTATTTTCATTTCGCAAAATAAGGCACCTTTTGTTAAATGAATATTAGTTGGTTCTTCAATTGGAATCCATCTAATGTAAGCACCATATTTTAATTCATTCATTTCATCTACATATTTATAATCTCTTAATTTATTCATTATATCTAATGTATCTTTTCTAGGTAGTTGTAATTCTTTTATGATATTTAAATTCATCTCTGTTATTTTATCAGATGTAAAGTTCAAAAGAGTTTCATTTGAAACATCATCTAATGCTTTTAGTAGTTTAGTTACGTCCATATATAAATATATTTGAAATTTTATTTAAATATATTTATTAATAATGTTTTTTACCATTCTTTTTACCATTCTTTTTACCATTCTTTTTACCAAGCACTACCGAATGCTCCACCTCCTAAAACTGAGTTAGCTGCGATTGGGTCTCCAAATCCTTCAGTTCCACCCGGTGTCGCCGCACCAACTAATGGGGTATTATCTTGTCTGTACATTGAATCATAGTTTGGTAACTGCTGTGATTGTTCAGTATTTTGGTTCCCATATGTTACCTCATTTGTTGGAAGAGAACTAATAGCAGTACCATCAGTGTAGGTTGATGCAGGAGGAAGCATCATTTGTTGTCCAGAAATTGGCTGCGAAACCTTTACAGAGCCGTTTTTACCACCTTTCTTCTTTTTATCTGAAGAACCATCCCATAATTCCATTACACGATCAACTAAAATACTTACTTTTTCACCTAATTTAGTTTGTAAACTCATGGTAATCATTAATATTGCTAAAATAATATAAACAATGTGAAATTCAGGATATTTTATTCCACTATATGAGGGAACAAATGTAATTATTCGATGAATAATTAATAGACCTATAAATGTAATAATAATTTGAATAACTATTTCAGCTGATATTTCTAAACTTCCCTTTTTATCATCTGCCTCTGGAACATATTTACCCATTGATTTATTTAAAAGTACTATTGGAATAATAGCAAGTAATGCGTATTGAATAATGTTTAAAATATCTGATTTTGAATCATCGTCGAAATTAAAAACATGCTTAAAAAAGTTGGTATTTGAATCATCAGAACTTTCCATTTCTTATATAGGGTATAATTAGAAATTAAAATAACTAAAAATCCTGTTTTACTTAAACTATTTAAAGATATCCTAAACAAATAACTATAACTATAATGGAACATATGGCTGAAGATTATGATAATGGAATCGCTAGATTTGGAAGATTTACTTCGGATGAAGAAAAACAGATACAGGAAAAGAAAGAGCTAGTACAAGGAAAAATAACTGAAATATATGGTACATCTAATGTATCAGATAGTATATTTGAAAATATACAAAAGTTCCAACACGAAGAATATCAATATTTAAATCTTATTCAAAATATTCTTGATAACGGTACTTGGGAGGAGGGTAGAAATGGTAAGACTAAGAGCATTTTTGGTAACATGATGCGCTTCTCTCTTCAAGATGGTAAAATTCCTATTTTAACTACGAAGAAGACCGCTTGGAAGACATGTTTGAAAGAGCTTTTGTGGTTTATTCGTGGTAAAACAAATAATAATTTATTAAAAGAACAAGGTGTTCATATTTGGAACGGAAATTCTACACCTGAATTTCTTAAATCACGTGGATTGAGTCATTATTCTGATGGAGAGCTTGGTCCCATTTACGGGCATCAATGGAGACACTTTAACGCAAAATGGGAAGGTGATGAGGATTATACAGGTGAAGGTGTAGACCAATTACAACAAATTATTAATGCCTTAAAAGACCCTAAACAACTCACAAGTCGTCGCTTAATAATGTCAGCTTGGAATCCTTGTCAACTCGATGATATGGCGTTACCTCCTTGCCATATCCTGTGCCAATTTAATGTTCATGATGGTAATAAATTATCGTGCGCGATGACGCAGAGGTCAAATGACGAAGCTTGCGGGACAAGCTTTAATATAGCATCTTACAGTTTTCTTACGCACTTACTAGCGAAACATTGCGGATTAGAAGCATACGAATTCGTATATTTCAAAGGTAATTGTCATATTTATGAAGAACACATAGATGGATTAAAATTACAAATTACAAGAGAACCATTTCCATTTCCAACAGTTTCAATTAAACAAGTTAGAGAAAATATTAATGATTATCAAGTAGACGATTTTATTTTAGAAAACTATCAACATCACGAACCTATAAAATTTCAGATGGTTGCTTAGGAATATCTTCTTCAAAATATTTATAATTATCAAATTTAGGATTGTTCGATTTAATTCTCCACAAAATAGTTGGTGTTGGTATATTTAATTGTCTTGATGCTTCTGTCATAGATATATAAATATTTCCATCAATTGATATTTTCAAAATATTTGGAGGAAGTCTGCCTTTACTTTTTTCCTTAATTTTTTGTATTGTTTCTTCTGAATGATGTTTTCCAAAAAATGAATTTTTTTCTCCAATTCTTAATTTTGCGTTTTCTGATATTTTTTGTCGTGTTTCTTCAGAAGCCTTTTTTCCTTTATTTACAGAAACTCTTCCTTTGTTTATTTCAGAAATAGTTTTTCTCACCTCTTCTGTATGAGTTTTCCCATACATGCCATTTTTGTCTCCAAATTTTCCGTATTTTTGACTTCTCTCTTCTGGAGTCATTTTATTTAATGTTTCTTTACAAGAATTTAAAATTTTCACTCTTATTTTTTCTTTATCAGGGTGATGTGTTAATAGATCGCCGCCACTATTATTAAAATTTAAATTATAAATTATATTGCGAATAGTTAAATCAGTTAAATATTGTAGTTCAATTTCTTTGGCTTCTTCTTCTGTATCACAAATATGAATTATTTCGTATATAAATTTATCTTCCCCATCTAAATTATAAGCTCTCTGTAAAAATATATTATCATGACAATTTTGTTTAAGTTTGCTACGGTGAACAGTAAATCTTTTATTAATATTAGTTGAATACCCTATGTAATATCTTCCTGATAAAGTATTAGATATTTTATATACTCCAATAATTTTTTGGTTATTCTCCATTCTATATATTTACTAAAGATTATATTTATATATTTTTCTTAGATAATATATAAATTCCTAAATATTTTCCTTTTCTTGCTTCAATTTCTCTTTTTTTTTTAAATATGCTGTTCTTGCCCATTTTTTCTTTTGTTCTTCTGTCGGTTGATTATTTTGTCTATATTCTTTTATTTTTTGTTTAATTTCGTCTTTATTATTTTCATAATATTCTTTTTTATAAGCAGGAGCAGTATATTTTTTAAGATGTTGTTTTGTTTCTTCTAATTCTGTTATTAATTTTTCATTTTGTTCTCTCAATAGTTGATTCTCTTTTAGTAATAATTCGTATTCCATTAATATAACTGATATTTTAACTTTAAATTAATTGTATTTATTTTTTACTCCAGCTTTAGGAATCCAATTTTACACATTTTCTAAATGTAAAATAATCATTTAACGCGTAAGTTATTTAGAAACAAATTGTATAATAACTATATTATGAGCTCAAGATCACTCGCAGCTGCCCGCGCAAAAAGAGCCGGAGAAAATGCTCCACCCGTATCAGGAAATAGACCAGTAACTTCAATTGGTTCCCATGCTGCGTTTGCTCCCCAACAACAAACGCCACCAGCATACAACCATAATATGCAACCAAATAATGTTAGAACTCAAAAACAACAATCTGCTTCTTATCAACAATCACAAAATTCTCACCCACAAGAAAAACAATCACTATCATTTACTAAACTTAGCATTTCTGATGCTATTGGTCTTATTACATTGCGTTTAGGACGTGTTGAGCAATGGGTTATCAATACTGAGGAGAATGGTGAAAACCCTGGTTCTTTAAATCTATCTGATAATTCAAAAATTATTGATAGTAGTATATTAAATAATATCATTAGTAGACTTGATTCCCTGGAAAAGAGAGAATTTGGAATTAATAAGCCTGAAGAAATTACAAAATTATCTGAAAGTGTCGCGAAGTTTACTGAACAAATAACTAAAATTGTAGAAGAAGGTAATAAACATAGTTTAGCTATTTCCAAGCATACTGAACAATTATTTAAGTTTGATAGAGACCTCGTTGAAACCAAAGACTTACTCAAAACTTTCATGATTAAGTATGATATGTTTACTTCAGATACTAATAATAAATTTGCTGATTATGAGAACGCTTTATCTGAATTAGAAAAAAATGTTCAACCTGTTCAAGATAAACCTATTGAAGATGCCCCTATTGAAGATACCCCTATTGAAGATACGCATGTAGACGGAACTATCATTAATGATATTAATGTTTCAAATGAAATCTATAATTCTATCATGAATGTTGATTTGAAAAATATTATTAAACAAGAATTAGCAGCTAGTAGTAATTAAATAAATTAGATAAATAAATTAGATAAATAAATTAGATAAATAAATTAGATAAATGTATTAAATATAAATTATTATTATATTTAATATGAAAATACAAATCAGTGATAAAAAGAAAAAAGAGGCATTTGTCTCTCTATTTCAAATTCTAAAAAATTGTTCGTCTGTAATTAGTAGTAAAATTACTTCTGAATTGCTCCATATTCAAGGCATGGATAAATCTCATGTATGTTTATTCGACGCCAAAATAAATTCTACATGGTTTAGCTCATTTGAAATTAAAAAAGATGTTAATTTATCATTTGACTCGAGTGTTTTTTATTCCATAATTAGTAGTAAAAGTGATTCGCAAGATTTAATTATTACAATGGACGACGATAATGAAGATACAGTTCATATTCATTTTATTCCTCAAGAAAATGAAAATAAAAAGGTCGACTTTAAAGGTCACGAGTGTTTTAAAAAGTTTTTTAAGATGCCGCTTATTGAATATGATTATGATGAAATGTCAATTCCTGTAGTTGAGTATGATGCTGAATTTTCACTATCATCCAAACAAATATCTGACATGTTCTCTCAGTTAAGCAATTTTGGAAATGATATTATTATTAAATGTTCTGAAGAAGAAATTAACTTAACTACTAATGGAGGTAGTGGAGAAATGAGAGTTGATATTCCTATTGACGACTTATCTGCGTATAGCATTATTGAAGGTGAGGAAATTATATTGACATATAGTTTATCTTATATTAACAAGATGTGTATTACAAATAAATTATCAAATGATATTGAGTTTTCATTAAGTAACAATTGTCCAATGAAGATTAGTTATGATTTAGGAGATAATAGTTTGCTTCAATTCTTTATGGCTCCTAAAATTAATGAATAAAAGGTTTACTTCGTTTTAGTTAGCAAAAATTATTATTATTTTTATTTAAGATTAATATGGAAATGATAATTGGATTTTTTATATTTTGTTTAGTTTTATTTATTTATTTACATATTCAGTTTCATCTTAAAACTAGTGAAGATCTAGAAATGTATGAGGTTGACCAACCATCAAAGGAAAAAATAGAAGAAATCTGCGATTTAAGACAACCAGTGTTATTTGATTTTGATTGTCAAAAAATTGTTGAATCTTCAAATAAGTCGTATATTGCTAACAATTATAACGCATTTGAAATTAAAATAAGAAATGTTAAGGAAACTGACCCTAATTCTGAGTTGTATATTCCTTTACCACTACATGCTGCTAATAAATTATTTAATGAAGATACTAATTCTACCTATTTTTCTGAAAATAATAGCGAATTTTTAGAAGAAACTGGAGTCATTAAAAGTCTTAAATATAATGACGAGTTCTTAAGACCATATATGGTGTCAAACTGTAATTACGATATTATGATGGGTAGCGCCAACACATGTACTCCATTTAGATACGAAATTAACTATAGAAATTATTACTTATTAACAGAAGGAAGTGCGCAAATTAAACTTGCTCCACCTCACAGCATTAGATATTTGTATCCTAATTATGACTATGAAAATTTTGAATTCAGTTCTCCTGTTGATCCTTGGTCTCCTCAACCAAAATATATTGCTGATTTTGATAAAATGAAGTGTTTAGAATTCACGTTAACACCAGGAAAAACATTATATATACCTGCGTACTGGTGGTATAGTATTAAATTTAATAAAAGTACTAGCATCTCATGCTTTAACTACAGAACTTATATGAATAATATTGCTGTATCTCCATATATCGGAATGCATGCTTTACAAATTCAAAATATTAAACGTAATGTTGTTAAAAAAGCTAGCATTGACGAATTAAATAAGCCTGTAACTAATATACCAATTTATGAAAAACAAGAAAAACAAGAAAAACAAGAAATACAAGAAAAACAAGAAATATCAGTTCTAGAGCAAAATATCGTATCCGAAGGAACAAATATTGATAATTTACCACAACCTAATAATGATAATAATAATAATATTGGTTCTGAGATTTAGATAAAATATTTATATAATATATAACATGTTTCAAAATCTTTTTTCTCTCTTTACTTCTTCCAAAAGAAGAAAAACTAGAGGTACAAAACGTGTGAAACGTTCTACAAAGAAACGTACAAGACGGGTTTCTCCAAAGCGTATGCGCGGTGGATGAGGAGAACCCATTGCTAATCTTCCGCAAATGTTTAAAAAAGAAGGCATAATGGAAGGAGGTATAATGAAAGGAGGCTGAGGCGGACCTGTTACACCTATGTAACAATATATAATCCTATCTAACCCTATATAAATTTAACAAAAATATTAACATAAATTCTGGAATGACGACAGTTAACATTTAAAATAATATTAATGCTTGAAAATGAATTGAAACGTATTTTTTATCTACATAATTGTAAATAAAAAATTTTTATTTTTTATTTTATCGATACATAAATTTATTCTATATATACTGATATTTCATTACCAACCACATTGGTTCTTGATTCTATTGTTTTAACTTCACCTCTACATAGAGCACAACATAGTTTATTATTTTGACTTATTTTCATAGTTTCGATTATACATTCCTTACAAAATTCATGTTTACAAGTTAATTTTACAAAATTTTTAAATTCTTTATTATCATAACATATGCTACATTCACACAATTGATCTATATTTACATTATCATTTTCATTAATGGTTGATACAATTTTAAATTTGCGATGCTCCTCTTCTCTTGATGTTCTATTAATCATCCTTGACATCATATCAATAAACATTTCTCTTATTAACATATTTTCCATTACCATGTTTTGTTGGTATTCTGATATTCTTCTTTCTTCTTGTATTTCTTCTTGGATTTCTTGTTGTCTTTCAGTTGACAACGCTTGTATAAATGTCATTAAATCATTTTCAAATTGATTTTCACGCTCAACAATTTCAATAGTTTCATTTGTATTTTTATAAATCCTAAAGATATATTCAGTTATCAAGTCCATACATATTTCAATATTTGTTCTTGTTGTTATCTTAAATTTTTTAATAGCAAATGCCTTTATAAGTAGAGGTTCTGACATATAGTTTTGAATCAACCAATTTTTAAAATCATCATATGTATTAATTTGTAACACTTGAGTAGCACATGTTACCTCAAACTCTCTTAATCTATCATTATTACACGTTGTAAGATTATGACCATGCTGTCTACAAAATGAACAACATTGTCGTCTTCTTAACGATGGAGGTAATATATTAAATTGTCCTCTGTGTTCAGCATTTAAGTTATCAATACTCATTTTTATTTTATTTATATATCGTTATTTTCGCATATATTTTTAGTTTCAATTTTATTTTTAATTATAAGTTTTTCTAATTCTTTTAATTGTTGTACTGTATTAACGCCAAGAATTTCGTAGATATTTTCTTCTGGTATTTTCAATAATCCTACATCTACCATTTCTTCTCTCTTTATCATTTCAATAATATCAGTTAGATAATACTCGCCTTGTGAATTATTATTTTTTAAATGAGGTAAATATTTACACAAATATTCTGATTTTATGGCATAAATGCCACAATTGATTTCCTTTACTTCTAATTCTCTTTTATTACAATCTTTTTGTTCAACAATTTTTTCAAATTTTTCGCTATTTTTTACAATTCTTCCATAACCAGTTGGTTCAGATAAAATAGTTGTAATTAATTTTACTTTTTCATCCATATTTATTAACTTATTCATTGTACTTTGCTGTAATAAAGGTACATCCCCAGAGAGAATTAAAACATCCGATTTCGGAAATTCACTTAATTCATTTATACAACATTTAATAGCATGCCCTGTTCCTAATGGTTCGTCTTGTATTACATATTCTATCTCTGGCATTTCTTCATATTTTTCATATTTTTCAAGTTCTGACTTAATAATATCTTTATATTTTCCTACAACAATTATTATTTTTTCAATATTTATAAGATGTTTTAAAACCTTTAACTTTAAAAGTAAATGCCATATCATAGGCATTCCTGAAATTTTGTGAAGAACTTTTGGCAAACTAGATTCCATTCTTTTACCTAATCCTCCTGCCATTATTACAACAATAATATCCTTCATATATTATATATGTTTATGTATCCTTTATATAATATATTCCCGAATAATATATAAATATGAGTTAAAGATATATTAATGTTTATATATATCTAGACAAACCAATGTCAAGTTACACAATATACGTTAATGATCGGAATTATACTTCGTGGGAAGTATTTGATTCCAATAATTTAAATAAAATTACTATCGATATTAATCCTATTGAGTCTAAATTATTATCGAACGATGTATTTACAGTTAACAAAGACAATAAAGTTCATATTGAACACTCATCAATACGAGTTGGTCCTGCTATGCCTGCCGTTTTAATTTTAGCCGGCAATAAAACATATGGAAGACAAAATAAATTACATGATGGACAAACATATACCAAAAAACGCTCTGAAATGGCATCTGGAAAACTGCTTTATAAATGTATACCTGATGATATGCGTTTACCTGAATTTTTAGTTCCATATGAAATTAAAAATATGGGGTTTTCAAAAGTTTTAAAAAATTTATATGTAACGATTATTTTTGATAAATGGGAAGATAAACATCCAAGAGCAAAAATTGATAATGTTATTGGTCCCATTGATGTACTTGATAATTTTTATGAGTATCAATTATATTGTAAAAGTTTAAACGCATCTATTCAAAAATTTCAAAAAGATACTTCAAAAGCTCTTGAGAGCAAGTCTAATGATAGCATAATTGATATTGTTAAGCAAAAATACCCAAATATTCAAGATAGAACTGACCAAAAAATTTGGCACATTATTACAATTGATCCTCCTAAAAGTTTGGATTACGATGATGGATTCAGTATTGTTGAACTTGAAGATGGTATACAGCAATTAAGTATATACATTTCAAATGTAACAATCTGGATGGACGTATTAAATTTATGGGACTCATTTTCTCGTAGAATTTCTACTATTTATCTTCCCGATAAGAAGCGACCTATGTTACCAACTATTTTATCTGATTGTTTATGTAGTCTACAAGAAAATGTTACCAGAATTGCTTTTGTTATGGATATTTTTATTAAAAATAATGAAATTTCCTATATTAAACATGGCAATTGTTTTATTAAAGTTGCTAAAAATTACTGTTATGAAGAACCTAAGCTATTGGCTGATCATAAATATCATCATATACTTGACGCTTCTCGACATCTATCAGTAAAAAATAAATATATTAATAATATTAGAAATAGTCATGAAGTTGTTTGCTATTTAATGATTCTTATGAATTATCATTCTGCTAAGGAGCTTATTAAATATAAAACAGGAATTTTTAGATCTACTATTATAAAGAGAGAATTTAATGTACCTGAAACTGTTCCTGAAGATGTTTCTAAATTCATTAAAATATGGAATAGTGCTTCAGGTCAATACATAAATGGTGCTGAAATTATCGATACTAGACATGAAATACTCAACTTGGATGCTTATATTCATATTACAAGCCCAATTCGAAGATTAGTCGACCTTCTTAATATGATACAATTTCAGCAAGTTACTGGTATTATTAAATTGTCCGAAAATGTTAATAAATTTTACAATAAATGGCTACAAGATATTGACTATATTAATATTACAATGCGTTCAATTAGAAAGGTACAATGTGATTGTTCATTGCTTGATTTGTGTCATAGTAATCCTGAAGTTATGGATAAGGAATATGATGGCTATTTATTTGATAAGATTAATAAAAATGATAGACTGTATCAGTTCGTTGTATTTCTTCCTGAGCTAAAATTGTCTTCAAGGATTACAATTAGAGATAATTTTGATAACTTTGAGTGTAAAAAATTCAAGTTATATTTATTTAATAATGAAGAAACATTTAAAAGAAAAATTAGAATTCAATTATTATAAACTATAATAAATAATATAATATATATATATATATAATGCCTGAAAAATTTCCTAATAACCCTAATCAGCAATCAGCTAGAATTTTTAATTTTATAAATAATAATACTAAACCTATACCACCTGTAATAGATAAATTCAGACATAACACTATTTTAATAGTATGTGACCAATTGATTAATTTTAAGAATGTACCCGAAAATATATTACAAATAATGCCCGGATATCAAGCATTTAAAAGTTTAGGAATACAATTTGATAATATTTATAACAATAGACAAGATTGTTCGCCATCTAGAGCTTCTTTTTGTTCAAGTCAATTGAACATAAATATATGTGATAATATAGATCAATCATGTCAATACGATTATAATTCTCAATTAAATACATCTTTTGATACCATAGGTAAAAGTTTACAAAGAAATAATTATGAGACTGTATGGTATGGGAAAAATCATTTTGTATCTGCTATAGCAACAGACGTTAATACAGTTCCTGCGTTTAATACAAATACACGAGATTGTTTAAAAGAATATGGATATGATATTTACAACACATTTGGCGATTCATATTATTACAGCAATCAGGGTATGTTTGCTGATAATATTGCGTTTGATTTGAAAGTAAATTATAAAAACCAGAATGTTGATTTTGTGGATTCTACAGGAAAATATATAGGTGCTATACCCTATTTAAAATCGCGTTCAAGAAATGATAAAGCGTTTCATTTAGAATTACATTTAGAAAATCCCCACGACACACAACATTTTTGGCAAAACTTTGCACAACAACCAACTAAACCTCAATTACAATTTTGGGCTCCATATATTAGTGAACAAATACTTTTATTAAAAGCATCAAATCCAGATATAGATATTTCGGACCCATATAATTTTAGCGCGTCTTTTCCAGACGCGTATATAAAGAATCCAAATTTAGTTACAAATTATTTTGAAGATACATTTTTAAGATACGTAGAAAATAGTAATTCACTTCCTTTTGAAGAATCATATTTAAGTGACTATGTATTAGACCCTTCATCGAATAATAGTCAATTTCCTTATTATTTAGGAATGATGGAAGCTTTAAAGGGAAATACAACCATTCCCAGTAGCAAAGAAGATATTATGTCATGGAAAAACCTAATTAATAATTATTATGGATTGTTATTAGAAATTGATCATTATGTTTATCAAGTATATTTATTATTAAAAACAACAGATATGTTAAAAACAACATCTGTAACAATAATATCAGACCACGGTGATATGATGTCATCACACGGTTTAAAACAAAAGGGATATCCCTTTGAAAATTCTTGTAACATAGCTTGTTTAATCTATTCTCCTTACATACCAGTTAGATTAAGAGGAACAAAAAGCAACGTTTTAGGTAGCTTACTTGATATAGCTCCAACTATGGAAACCTTAGCCAATATTAAAGTAAAAAATGTGAATTTCTTAGGAAAATCTTTATTAGAGTGGAACGTCAATAATTTAGTTCCAAGAATAGAAAATGAACCAGTTTTTAATATTTATAATTCGTGGATGAGTTATTTAACTTATTTTGAATATAAATCTTGGATAACAGATAATTCTAACAATACTGTTTTAGAAAATTTTAATCCTAGTAGTTTTTATGATTATCAATCATTTTTCACAATGACTGTAGATATTATTGATGGTCAAAAATATAAATTAGCAAGGTATTTCAATTTTATTGAATTATTAGAGTATAATTGGGTATTTAATCCCAAATTATTAGACCTCAATTTAGACGCAAATATTATTAAACAAAATTTTAGCAGTGATTTGATGGAAATTCCTATGTTACAAAATGATATTTCAAATGCTTCTATTTTGGTAGAATCTTATTTTACAGATATGAGTTGGAATTTTGGAAAATATTACCAGTATATTAAAGATAACACTTCGGAAAATGATGATTTAATAAAAACTCTTATGTTAATTCCAATAATTAATATAACTACTGCTAATATTGGATTTTCATATAAAATGCCAGGATATTATGATGCTTCTTATGAAATATATAATAATTTTTTAGAATATTATGATGACCCAGACCACCATTATTATTATTTTATGTATAATCTTACCGATGACCCTAATGAATTGATAAATTTGTTGGACCAGGGTTACCCTGACAGACAAACATCAAGTGTAATTGCTATGGCAGCATTGTTAAACGACAAATTAAATTTACTAATTGATAAATATAAAATAGTTTATTTTGATTTTATAGTTCCAGAAAAAATATTTCTTTCGTTGGTATTAAATTTAAAACTTCACGATAATATTATTACAGGTTTAAACGCAGATATTTATAATAGTTGTTTTGGATTAAATAAATCAGATGGGGATAATAAAACACCATATTACAGTGATACATTAAAAATATTTAAACTAATAAATAGTTTTTGATGTTTAGTCATTTGGGTATTTACAATAAATTTTATTTTACATATTTAAAGATTCTAAGGAATATTTTATTTATGGATAAACCTTTGCTTCATCCTCTTTGGACTTATTCACATAATGAACTATCAACTTTAACAAAAGAACAGAACAAATAACAATAATAATGATTAATTCTGTAGCCATTTTTAATACTTTAATACTTTTTATATGTTATAATCATTAAAATAAAAATATTTCAATTTTATTTTAATCAATCATTGTAATTGATTTATCAATTGTTACCTCTTTTGCTATTTTTCTTATAATTTTATCCTCTTTTTCCAATGTTTTTTGTAATTTTATATAATAAATTATTTTAGATACTTAAAGGATTTTAAAGTCGAAGGTTAAACTGATTCCTTATCAATAAACACCTGCTTAGAAATATTTTTAATGATTTTTTCTTCCTTTTCAAAATCATTGTCACCCGAACCTCCCATTGATTCAACAATAATCTTATTGTATTGGTCTGAAACTTTGGAATGATACTTGTTATAATCAGGATGTATTTCTTTAAATTTAGGTATTAAATTTTGATTCTTACATGTAACCCTTCTAACAACTTTATGCATTTTTAATCTTTCTTCATCTTTTTCCCATTTATCTTCATCTTTAATATACATAGTTTCTCTCTTTTGATCAGTACAATGAACAGGTCTTTGAGTAACATCAAGTTCTTTAAGATTTTTAACAATAATTTTAGAGATGCCTTCGACATAACCTAATTCTCCAACTTTCTCTAAGTCTGATAATTGAAGTTTGAGAGACTCAACGAAATCGGTTATATTCATGGCATCTTTACATGTTTCATTTAAAAACACATTAAGATTAAATGTTTTATTATGCGAATTAATATTACTATTTGTTATACTATTAGTAGTTTGTCCTACTTTACATATATCAACAATTTTATTTGTAAGTTCGCTATTTTGATTAACTAATTCTTGATTTTGTTTAACCACATCCAATACTAAATTGGTAAGTATTTTAAGGTCAGACTCTGGTTCTTTGTCTGAGGGTTTTTTTGGGATTTTATATGTTGAACAAATTTTTTTATGTTTCCATAAACCCTGACGAGCTTTGTATTGATTACCACATTCACAATTATATGTATTTTGTGGAACCAACCCGTCATCCATTTTGTCATCAAATGTCTCCTTTTTATGTTTTGCTGTCAAAATATGTCTATCCCATTGACTCTTTCGTGATGTAATATATTGACAATTTTTACAATGGAACTTTTCGGAACTTTTTTTGTCTTCGCCTGTCTCCTTTAGTTCATTTCCCAAATTTATCATAGTTTCTTTTTTTTTATGTATATTTGATATAATATGAATATTATATTGTTGATGTGAATCGCATTGTAATTTACATATATTACAATATTTAGTTAATTTATCTCCATATGGAGATACGCTATTTAATCCTGATTTATGTATTTCATATTGTTCCTGTTCTTTTATTCTTGCTTCTTCTGAATTTTTACAATTATAAGTAGCCAATTCAATCATTTCCCAATTTTTCCAACCTCCATTTTCTCGTATTATTTTATAAATATTTAAATTATTATTCAAATTATTACAAGCCATTTTATGTTGATGTTTTCGCTTAATAAAACTGGTTGTGTGGCCTATATACACATTATCTATTAATTTATCTTTACAATAAATTTTGTAAACTACAGTCTTTGAATAGTCAATCTCATTTTTTGGCATTTTATATATATTTTGAGATTTTTTTATATAATTTATCCTAAAATGTCTTAAAAAAAATTTTAATAATTTTTAACAAAAAAAAATTATCGTAACAATTTTAGAATTATTTTTTTGGTACTCAGATGCTAAATTTCAATTATGGTCTCACAATTATATTATTTGGCATAAAATATCTATACTTTTGAAAAATGGACATTTAAAATGTCCAAAAATGAAAACTCAAAAAAACTTTACTCGAAAAATTTCATTCATCGATACTACATATGAAGGGAACTTTTTGAGCGACTTTTTTCGGAAATTCGGGAATTTCCCTACATTCATGTAGTGCAGCGGCTTTAAGTATCAAATTGGATTTATTATATTATTAGATTTTCATCTACAAATTTGTAATAAAATTAAACCTTTTGTATAGATTTATCATGTTTTCAATAATTAAGATTATATGTTTTATTTCTGTATCATTTCCGATTATTGGGGTTATAATTATACTGGATTTTTCAGAACTAACTGATTTTATCAGTAATGTAATATATAATAGAAATTCCTTTTTAATAATTTTTTTAGCATAAAATTCTTCAGAATCAGTATTATAACCAAAAACACTTAGATCTCTTTTTTGTGTAAATGTAAAATGAATTATATCGGTTAATTTATTTTTATCAATATCACAATAAATAATTTTTTTTGGTACAATTCTATATAATATATCCTGTTTATGGGTCAAATTATTAAGAGTAAATGGAATTAAACATGTGTTCATTTTGATGTAAAGTTGATAAGTTTATTATGCGTTTAGAGGTAAACCACTTTTTTATTTCATTTTTTTTAAATACTTTTAATAAATAATATAACAAACAAATATAAAGAATAAAATATAAAGAATATATACTAAAATGGTAAAGATTTGTTCCAACAATTATCCAAAAGAGAGAGAAGAAGAATACAAAAAGTATTATGAAAATTATTCATACAAATTGCATGATTTCCAGAAATGGTCTATAGAGGCTACTGTTACTGGAAATCATGTTTTAATTATGGCCCCAACTGGTACTGGAAAAACGTTCGGCGGTGAGTTTGCAATTCAGTATTTTCATTCGAAAGGCAAGAAAGTAATATATACTACTCCCATTAAAGCTTTATCGAACGAAAAATTTCATGCGTTTACTCATAAATATCCTCATATAAGTGTTGGTCTAATTACTGGTGATATCAAGACAAATCCAGATGCCGAGGTGCTAATAATGACAACTGAAATTCTTTTAAATAAACTTTATCAAATTAAAAGTTCTTCTCCATCTCCAGTATCTTCTGTGTCATTTGAAATGGACATTCAAAATGAGTTAGGGTGTGTTGTGTTCGATGAAATTCATTTCATAAATGAAGAATCGCGAGGTAACATTTGGGAGCAAAGCATTATGATGTTGCCCCCTCAAGTTCAAATGATTGGACTATCAGCCACACTTGATAACCCAGAAAAATTCGCAAATTGGCTTGAAACTAAAGGAGATATTAGCAAACCAGTAGAAAAAGAAGTATTTTTAACTCAAAAACAGATCCGCGCGGTTCCTCTTATTCACTATAGTTTTATTACAGCTACAAGTGTTGTTAATAAATATATAAAAGACAAAACTGTACAGCAAGAAATTCGAAATGTTATTGATAAGCCATTTATAATTCAAGATGCTAAGGGTGTTTTTAATGATGCTCAGTATCAAACTACTACTAAGGTTCTGAAACTTTTTGAAAAACACGAGATTCGTGTAAAAAGACAACATGTTTTAAATAAGGTCACCGAATATTTGGTAGAAAAAGAAATGTTGCCTGCGTTATGCTATGTATTTTCGCGCAAACAATTAGAAAAATGCGCCGAAGAGTTGACTACAAATTTGTTGGAGTTTGATAGTAAAATTCCTTACACAATCGATCGTGAATGTGAACAAATTATTCGAAAGCTACCGAACTTTGAAGAATATTTACATCTTCCTGAATATGTTAACACAGTTAAACTTCTTAGAAAAGGTGTTGGAATTCATCATGCTGGATTAATGCCGATTTTAAGAGAAATGACCGAACTTTTATTTGCTCGCGGATTTATTAAAATCTTATTTTGTACTGAGACCATGAGTGTAGGTATTAATTTACCTGTTAAAACAACTATTTTTACAGATGTTAATAAATTTAATGGAGAAATTAATCGCACCTTATATAGTCACGAATATACACAAGCGGCAGGCAGAGCAGGACGTCTCGGGTTAGATACCGTTGGTCACGTCATTCACTTAAATAATTTGTTCAGAAATGTCGATTCAGTTGGTTATAAAACTATGATGAATGGTAAACCACAAACGCTGTCGTCTAAATTTAAGATTTCTTATAATCTTCTGCTAAATTTATTGGATATTGGTGATAATAATCTTGTTAATTTTGCGAGTCGAAGTATGGTAACAGGAGATTTGGATAATCAAATGAAACAAATTAACTATAAAATCACAACAGCAAATACAGAATTAGATAATGTAAAAGCATGTTCAACTCATTTAAGAACCCCATGTGAAATTATTGAAGAATATATTGAATTGGAGAAGAATGTAAAATTTGCGGTAAATAAAAAACGTAAAGAAATGGATAGACAAATTCAAAACATTCGTGATAACAATAAATTTATAGACCAAGATAAAACTACATATCAAAAAATAGATCTTAAAAAAAATGAAATAACTAGTTTACAAACACAATTTGATGATTTAAATTCGTATATTAAGTCAGGAGTTTATGTAGTTCTAAATTTATTAAAAGATGAAGGATTTGTAGATGGCGATTTTTCAGACGAAACTAATTTAAAACTTTCTTTAAAAGGTAAAATTGCAGCACAATTGAGAGAAATACATTGTTTAATATTTGCTAAAATTTTAGAGGATAAACAAATAGACCATTTATCTTCTAAGCAATTAATATCATTGTTTAGTATTTTTACAAACATTTCAGTTCAAGATGATTTTAAGGATTACTCGCCAAAAACTGATGATAATGAGATACAAAATATTGTTAAAACTGTAACTAAAATCTATGAAGATTATTCTGTTAAGGAGTCTTCTCTTAAAATAAATACAGGGTTTGATTATAATATTCATTATGATTTGTTAAATTATCTAGAAAAATGGTGTGATTGTCGAGATGTAGAATCATGTAAATTAGTTTTACAAGAGATGAATGAAGAAAAACAAATATTTTTAGGCGAATTCGTAAAAGCTCTGTTAAAAATTAATAATATTTCTGGTGAAATGGAAAAAATAGCCGAGATGACAGGAAATATAGCATTTTTGAGTAAATTAAAGGAAATTCCAAATATGACTTTGAAATATGTGGTAACAAATCAATCACTTTATGTATAAAAAATAAATATGTCATATATATATGAAGTTAGTTATTAGAACAGGTTTATTTCATATTTTATGTATTTTAATTTTCGCATTTATTTATTTTTATTTTAAAGACAATTTTCAACATGATAAGAAAGAAGATTTGGAATTTTTAGATTATATTTTTTTAAGTTCAAATATTCAATCTAGTGTAGGTATGTCAGACATTTATCCTAATTCTTCTTATGGTAAATTTTTAATTATTATACAGCAAATTGTTATGATAATGACGTATATATTTACTTTTTATATATTTACATTATAAATAGTTTCAACTATAATATTTGTATCAATTATTTGAAATACTTTTACTATGAGTTCTTCCCATTCAGAATTCAATATGTGTAACTATTTAAAGTTAATTATTATTTAAATACTAATTAATTTTTATTCATAATGGAACTTATAAATAAAAAATATAGGATACTTGGAAAGATAGGAGAAGGGTCTTTCGGTTTTATTTATAAGGGTGAAAATATAAGAACCAAAGAACTTGTAGCAATAAAAATAGAACCTATTGAAAAGGGTCTGAAATTACTTAAAAATGAGTCTCTAATTTATCAATATTTAAATAATATACAAGGAATTCCCATAGTTAAATGGTTTGGAAAAGATGAAAAGAATTATTATATGGTTATAAATTTATTAGGCGATTCTCTTCAAACAATTAAAAATAATAAACAAACTTTCTCTCTAACCAGCGTATTACAGATAGGAATTCAAGTTATAACTCTTCTAAAAACAATTCATGAAAAAGGATTAATACATAGAGATATAAAACCAGATAATTTTTTATTAGGGTTAAATAATGAAGGAAAAAGAATATATATTATAGATTTTGGATTATGTAAGTCTTATATGAATAATGATGAACATAACTCAATTAAAAAAACTAATAATTTAATAGGTAGTTTAACTTATTGTAGCATAAACGCACATAATTGTATTGAATTAAGTAGAAGAGATGATATGGAATCATTAGGATATATGTTAGCATATTTTTATTTAGGAGCAATATCATGGCATGAATTATCATCAGAAAATATTGATATTATACAAAAATTAAAACAAGAGGTAACTACTAATGACAAATTGGCGCAAATATTAGTAAATTACATCAAATATGTTAGAAGTTTAAAATATGATGAAACTCCAAATTATTTTCTTATTATTGACAATTTTAATAGAGAATTAGAAATATTGAATTCTTATTGTTGACAACTTTAATATAGAATTAGAAATATTGAAAAAACAAATTAAACAAATCATTTATATATATATATTAAAATGTCAAGAGCAAATACAGGAGATTATGATAAGATGAAAGATTTTATTGAGGCGATCTTTAATGTCTTTAATTTTGTAAATAAAAAGGCAGAGGATCAGAAGGATAAGCGATTGAAAATGATAGCATTAACTATTTTCAATTATGTGAGAAAAATGGCAAAAGATAATGATATTAATTTAAATGACGTTGATAGCAAGGACTTCATTAATTTAATACCAGTTTTTGAGTACATTTCTTACAATAATATTGAACTTTATGATTTTCAAAAAATAGATATAGCTGATGTTGATGTAACAAAAAGTTCAGATTTAGAAAGATTTGTATTAACACATGTATACTATATAACGCAAAAGATTTAAATATTACACATTAAATAAATAATATATTATGGATGAGTTTATAGAATCAATTGATAAATATTTATCAAATTATTCTACATATGAAAAAGGTAAAGTGGAATTTGAATGTGAAGGCGGAGAGTTAATATTTTATAAAAATAATTCAAATATGCTAACTTTATTTGGAATATATAAGTTTTGAATATAGACAACACGGTTTTTGTAGAAATATTTTATATTATTTAATTGATTCTGCTAATAAATATAATTTTAAATATTTTTATCTTCAATCGGCATTATCAAAAAACTTATATGAATATTTGCTGAGATTTGAATGTAAAAATTAAAAAACTAAGCTTAAAAATGTGGGATTTGTGTATATAGTCTAATTAAAAAATATATTTTAAATTAAACTATATAAAGATAATGTATTATATTGTATTATAAATATGACATCTACTAAAGATATTGTTACACCTAGTGCTTCTGAACAATTAACTGGCCGCGTTAAGTGGTTCAATAACAAAGCGGGTTATGGTTTTATTACTGTAACTGATGGACCTAGAACATGTTGTGATATTTTCGTACATCATTCTACTATTCAAGTAGAAAATCAACAATATAAATACCTAGTTCAAGGTGAATATGTTGATTTTGGAATTACCAAGACTAGTTCTGGAGCTCATGAATGGCAAGCAGTTGATGTTCATGGAATTAAGGGCGGGAAATTGATGTGCGAAACCAGACATGAATTTAAAATTGCTAGAACTTCATACAAAACTACTAATACTAGAGATTCATCTCCAGTTGTTGAAGATGAAACTCCTAGAATGCCTAAGCAACAAAGAGCCCCTAGAGAACAAAGTAAACCTAGAGCTCGCGGCGATGGTCCTAGAAGCGATGAAAAGACCAAAGAGGGAGAAAAAAAGAGTTGGACTATGGTTGATAAAAATTCGAAACCCAATCAAACTCGAAGTAAGGTACATTCAAAACAACTATAAATAAATCCGCTTTAGCAAATATTTTCAAAAAATTATTAAATTAATCCTTTTTTGAAAAACTTAATTTATAATAGTAATATATAAATGACAACTGAAAATTATGAATCTAGCTCACCAACTGCTCAATTAGGCGGAGCAAAAAGAAAAAATGGTCATAAAGCAAATTGCTCTTGTCACATTTGCGAAAATATGAAAAATAAGGCAAAGAGAGGCGGTTATAAAGATGATGATGAAAAGGAGCAAATTAAATTAATGGGTGGTTCTAAAAAGAAGAATGGTCACAAACCTAATTGCGATTGCCCTATATGTAAAAACATGAAAAATGCCAAAAAAGGCGGAGATGAAAAGCCATACGATGATACTGATAGCAAAAATGATCTTGCTATTACAGGCGGCAAAAAATCAAATGGACATAAAGCAACTTGTGGCTGTCCTATATGCAAAAATATGAAAAAGAAGGGTAAAAAAGGAGGTCAAGAACCTGACATTGAGAATCAATTAGGTGATATTGAAGAAGGAAAGGTAAAAGGTGTTAATTCTGAGCCTAATAAAAAAGAAATTGAAGCAAATCCTGATGAATATGATGAATTAAATGCTATGGAGGAAGGTAGATCCGGGTCAGCATACAATGTAGGAGGAACCCGCAAGAGACGTCGTTCAAATGGTCATAAAGCAATATGTAAATGTCCTATATGTAAAAACATAAAAAAGAAAACACGTCGCAACAGAAAACGAACTCAAAGACGTCGTTAAATTTAAAAAATGTAATTTATAAATTATTAATAATATTTTATAAATTGATTTAAAGTTTACTTGATAATTGTAGATATAGAATGAGTAAAGGTCTACAACAAAATAGCGAACAAGTTAGTAACGAATTGCTCGAACAATTTGAAGGTGTTATTAATGGATTAAGTGTTGTAAAAACGCAAATTAATACTCTTCAACAATCATTAAAACATCTAGAAAAAAATGTAAAAAAACGAATGAAAGGTCTTAAAAAGGAAGTAATTAAAAATAAGGTAAAGGGGAATAGAAAGCCATCTGGATTTGCCAAACCTAGTAAGGTAACTAAGGAATTATGTGAATTTATGAAGAGGTCTGAAGGTGCTGAGATAGCCAGAACTGAAGTTACTAAGTCATTAATTGAGTACATCAAGACAAATAAATTAGAAAATAAAACTAACAGTAAAATAATCATACCAGATGATAAACTCAAATTTTTATTGGGAATTGATGATGGTCAAGAGCTTACATACTTTAACATTCAAAAATATATGACAAAACATTTTATTAAAAACACTATTGAAGCTTAAACATTTATAAAAATAAATTGATATACTTTAATGATATAATAATAAAAGCATTTAGAACCCGATTCGCAAATTTCTAACTACGAGAAAATTGAGACATTTTAAACCCAGCTAGAAAATATATATATATATATATATATAGTTTGAGGTCTAGAACTTGTATTTATTATGGTCAGGAAGATGGAAATTATGACGAACTAACTGATACGGTATCGTCCAGTATGCCATGTAATTAGACGGTTCGTAGCAATTATTAAAGTGCGTTATTGTTATAGTGTGGGGTGTACCTCCAAAAAGGTCATCACAATTCAGAATATTAATTTATCAAAAAGTGCGGCATCCCGAGTGGGTTCTTAATTTAGGAGAAAATACAATTATTTTATTTGTAATTTTTTTTATATATTTAGAGTATATATAAATGCCTCTTTTTGACCCCCCCCCACCTTTGACTCACGATCAACTTCTGACTCTCATGCAAGAGCTGATAGCTCTTGGCGCTAACATGAGCACTGCCATGTCGTCCACTTATGCGACCATTGCAAAAATCTCCGCACTGCT